AATAGGAATAGCTAGAAGATATGGCAGTAGAGCATTAGATTTTCCAGAAGATCTTTTGCCTTTAAGAAGTTATCCCAGCACACAAAAAAATGAGGATGTGTCTACAGAAGATGCTGGTAGTAGAACACAGGTAGACGAATTTATGGACTATCTAACCAATCCTCTAGCAGACATGGTGAATGTAGAGATGACCATAATGGGAGATCCTGCATTTATAGGACAAGAAAATTATTTGCCTATAGCAAGAAAAACCACACCAACCGAAGGAGGCGGAGGAGTAACCAGCGAACAAGTAGCAGGATACAAAACTTTTTTATGGGATGAAAAATTCGGTTGTTTTAATTACGATCAAGGAGAGGCATTTATTACTCTAGATTTTAGATTTCCTACTGATATAAATGAAAAAAAAGGAGTTATGGATTTTCAATCATTAGAAAATGTTCATTTCAGTGGATTATATAAAGTAAACAAAGTAATCAGTGAATTTAAACAAGGAAAATTCACACAAACTTTAACAATGATACGATTGAATAATCAAGGTAAAGATATCAATGTTGCAGAAAATATCAGAGTATTGACGGATTTTGCTGTTAAAGCAGAAAATTTTGATAGAGGAGTGTTTACGTTAACCAAAGAAGAACTTGATGCTAAAACACAAGCAGATAATCAATCAGGAGCAATAGTACCATAATGCCAGGCGAATTATCCACACCTAATAGGAAGAACAGGACCTCTACATACACAGAAATTAATCCTGGACCATATATCGGCATAGTGAAAGACAATGTCGATCCTGCTAAAATGGGAGGATTGAGGGTGCTTATACCGAGTTTGTCTGGAGTCAATGAAGGATATGCTGGACAGCTCTATGATGTGGAATATCTTATGCCATTTTATGGATCAAAAAGTACCAATGCTTTAGGAAAAAATAATGTGGGAGATTATGAAGACGGATCACATTCTTATGGAATGTGGATGGTACCTCCAGACATAGACAGTCGTGTGTTAGTAATATTTGTTGAAGGTAAAATATCTCAAGGTTATTGGTTTGGATGCATTCAAGATCCATTAACCAATCATATGATTCCAGGTATTGCTGCATCAAGAGATACACAACCTGAAATAGCAGGACAGAGCAAGAAGGATATCTATGGAACAGACATAGTACCAGCTGCAGAAATAAACAGAAATTTATATTCCAAGAGCGGAGGAGAAGGCAGTATTGATAAATTATCAAAACCTATTCATCCTTTTGCTAATACATTAAGAGAGCAAGGATTGAGTCAAGACACAGTGAGAGGAACCACAACCAGTTCAGCACGCAGAGAAAGTCCTAGTGCTGTATTTGGTATCAGTACACCAGGTAGAGTGGATCCAACGCAAAGAAAAGCAAAATTAGGACCATTAGATGCACAAGAAGATGTACCAGTGGTTAGAAATGCTGGACATACATTTGTTATGGATGATGGAGATGCTGAAGGTGATAATCAACTTGTAAGATTAAGAACCAGTTCTGGACATCAAATATTGATGCATGATACTGCAGGAGTAATGTACATAGCCAATGCTAAAGGCACAGTGTGGATGGAATTCAGCAACGATGGAGCAGTGGACATCTATGCACAAAAAGGTTACAACATAAGATCTGGAGGAGATATTAATTTTCATTCAGAAGGTGACATCAACATGTATGCCAATAGAAATATTAGAATCAAAGCCAATGAGCACCTAGGAGAAGATCCGATGGATAGAACCATTAAAGGTATTGTCAGTATCGATGGATCTATTATAAATCAATTGGCCAGTCGAGCAATGAACCTTACAGTGGACAAAGGTTATTATAGTCTACGCACTGGAATGAGTATCTATACCCAAGCAGCAGGTGGACAACAAATACATCAAGCATCAGGGCAGGTGCATCTCGTGGGCAGTCAAGTGCATTTCAACAGTATGCCGGCAGATCCAAATCTAATACAACCTCTTCAAAGAACAGCATTTAATGAACCGCACGGTACAGGCACAGAAGAAGTACAAGTACCAGATGTTACTCCTATTCTCAAAGGAACCACAGGAGTTTTAAAACAAGATAGAAGTATACCGGGTATGTCAGGCATGCGAGTGCCCACACATGAACCATTCTTATGGCATTATGATAACATTAAAGCATTTTCAGCATCAGGAAAAATAGAAGATGCAAACACACCAGGAACTCTAGGATACGCAGAACAAAGAAATAGAAAAAGTTCTAATCCTACTGTGAGATTAGGACAATATCAAGCAGATTTAGAAAAATATATTAAGAACACATGTCCAAGCACCACAGACATTACAGCGATACAAAAATGCACAGCAGAATTTACTCAAAATTATTCTAATATTTTTAATTTAACAGATTCAGGACCACTGGCTATTAGACCATTGTTGCCAGGTATCAGTGATGTGTCTAATCAAGTGATCAATAGATTAACAGGTGCCGTTGGAGGAGAAATAGGAAATCTTTTCAAAGATCAAATATTTGTTAATCAAGCAGGAGTGTTGTACAGTTTGGGAGATATGGGTAAAGTAATAAACAATCTGCCCGGAGGTAATCTTGTTGGAACGCTCACAGCCACAGCACAAAATGTAGCGAATAATACAGTGGGAACTATCATAAACAATTCTATCAATAGTGCAACTAGAAGTGTTGGCGATGCTGTATTTTCTGACAGAAATATTTCTGCTGTTAAAGATTTCTTCCGCAGCGATGGTATAGATACCTATGCACTTGCAAACGATATGTCAGTGAGTTCTTTTGTGGATCCGCAAGTATTTGGTGGAGGCATACAAGATCTGTTTAAAAATAATATTGAAGGTATATTTGGTAACGGTGCATTTGGCAATGTTGGAATATCTGGTATAAATTTAGCCAACCTATCTCCTGAAGGATTAATACAAGGACTAGGCACAGCAGCAATAAATCAAGGTATAAGTATTGTGACAGATCAATTTAGAAATATTATTGGAGGAGAAGTTGTTTCTTTAACCAATATAACAAGTGTGCTGTCAGGAGGAGTTGAAAACGTGTTAGGATCAGTAGCATCGAGCGTGGGAGATATCTGGAGTTTTGCACAAGGCGGTTTTGCATTCAGCGATGGTGCTGATATTGTGTCAGCATTTGATTTTGGCGGATTTGGAGGATTCAGTATATAGTATGGCTTACGAAGATAAAAATAGCAATAGCAATCTAAGACAAGTATTCAAAGGATTCAGCTCGCGAGCCGATCAAACTAACTTTAGATTGTATGATTTTGAATTAATCAAACAGGATCTTATCAATAGATTGAGTGTACGCAAGGGCGAAAGAGTGGAAAATCCAGAATTTGGAACCATAATCTATGACTGTATATTTGAACCTTTAACAAATTCATTGAAACAGGCCATAGCTGATGATATCACGCAGAATCTCAATGCTGATCCTAGAATTAGTACATCTGATATAATAGTGAGTGAAACCGAAAATGGTATCAGTATTCAAGCCACTATAACCTATGTACCTTATAATATTACCGAAAAATTAACATTTTCATTCGACGAAAACTCTCTTTTACGCCTGTCTTAATCTACGCATATAATAATATCCATAAATATCCGTGTATTAAATTATGTCCACTACTGATAGACAAAACCGATTGCTAGTAGCCGAAGATTGGCGTAAAATTTACACCAGTTTCCAACAAGCTGATTTCAAATCTTACGATTTTGAGACTCTAAGAAGGACCATGATTGCCTATCTTAGAGAAAATTATCCAGACGACTTTAATGATTTTGTTGAGAGTTCAGAGTATATTGCTCTCATAGATCTTATTGCTTATATTGCTCAAAGTTTGAGTTTCCGAGTGGATTTAAATGCTCGAGAAAATTTCTTAGAGACTGCTTCTAGAAGAAACAGTATTTTAAGATTAGCAAGATTAATTAACTACAATGCCAAAAGAAATCTTCCAGCCACAGGACTTTTAAAATTTACATCTGTCTCTACCACCGAAGATGTGAGAGACAGCTCAGGAAATAGTTTAGCTAACATCACAATAGTGTGGAACGATTCTACCAATGCTAATGCTAGAGAACAATTCATCACTATACTGAATGCAGCCAATGTATCAGGACAGTTATTTGGCAAAGCCAAAGAAGCAGGCAATATAGGCGGAATCAAAACAGAAATTTATACAGTGAATTCTATTAATACAGATGTGCCGATATTCACATTCACAAGAGGCATAAGTGGTATTGCAAGAAATTTTGAAATAGTACCAGCCACAATATCTAATTCAGAATCTATCTATGAACAAGCACCAGTGCCAGGCACAGGATTCACTTATGTTTATAGAAATGACGGAGCTGGAGATTCTAGTCCCAACACAGGATTTTTTGCCCTATTGAAACAGGGATCTCTAGCCAATCTTGAATTTTCTATCACTCAACCCACAACCAATTATGTGCAACCTATCAATGTCAATAACATCAACAATATTGATGTGTGGTTGTATGAGTTGGATGATTTTGGACAGATTGAAAAATTTTGGACCAAAGTGCCTGATCTCAGCGGTAACAATGTTATCTATAACAGTTTATCATCAGATGTGAGAGACATATACAATGTTGTGACCAAAAACAATGACGCAGTAGATCTTGTGTTCGGTGATGGAAACTTTTCTAACATACCATCCGGAAGATTTAGAGCATACTATAGAACCAGTGCCAATTCAAATTTCTCAGTTCAACCAACTGACATGCAGGGCATATCATTCAGTATGTTCTACACAGATGCCAATGGCAGTCAACAAACATTGACCGTATCAGCTTCTCTACAGCAGAGTATCTACAATGCCGCTGCCACAGAGAGCAACGACAGCATCAAGACCAAAGCACCACAGGTGTATTATTCTCAAAATAGAATGATCACAGCAGAAGATTATAACGTTGTTCCTCTGTCAGCATCACAGGAAATTATCAAAATAAAATCAGTGAACAGAAGTGCCAGCGGTATCAGCAGAGCTAAAGAGATTATAGATCCCACAGGTGCTTACAGCAATGTATCTGTGTTTGCTGACGACGGAATACTTTACAGAGAAGAAAGCACACCAGAATTTACTTTTACATTCACAAACAGAAATGAAATATTAGACGTGATCAATCGATTGGTAGAACCAACCTTGTCCACAGCTGATGCCAGACAGTTTTATTATATCAAGTATGATAGAAGAGATCTCAGTGCATTAAATGCTAGCTGGGTTAGCACTACCACCGGAACTAACACTAACACAGGTTATTTTACAGCAGGTGGTCCTCTAGCAGTGGGAGATTATGCCACAAGTAATTTAAAATATGCCAAACCAGGAGCTCTAATTAAATTTACGTCTCCAGACACAAGAAAATTTTTAAATGGCAAATTGGTATCTTCGAGTACAGGACTTGCTCAAGACAGACTGTGGAGTAAAATTGCTGCAGTGGTAGGTGATGGATCCAACAACGGAGCAGGTAATTTAGAAACTGGAGTAGGACCAATCACATTGAATGATACGGTACCTGAAGATGCTGAGTTATCCTCAGTTATTCCACAGTTTGTGACAGTGTTTGATGCTGCATTAAAAACAGATCTACAAGATAGAATAGAAATTTATGAAGAGTTTGGTCTACGTTTTGATGATGAAAACTCTGAATGGAGAGTAATAACTGGTGCTAATTTGAATTCTTCTGAAGAATTTTCATTGAATGATGCTGGAGATAACACAAATAGCAATCAAGATGCCAGCTGGTGGTTTAAATTCACTAACGATGGTAACACTTATACAGTAACCACTCGAGCTCTAGATTATATTTTCGAATCAGAAGCAGATAACAAGTTCCATTTTGATGCAGAAGAAAGAATATATGATTATACCACGGGAAGATCAGTCAAAGACACTGTAAGAGTGTTAAAAAGTAACACCGTACCCAGCACAGGATTAGGTATAGGTTACCCAATTGATTGGCAGATTGTGGACACAGTGGAAGAAGCAGATGGATATCAAGATAATAGAAAAGTCAAAGTGGGATTCTATGACAACGATGATGATGGAGTGGTAGACAATCCAGATATTTTTGATATTATTGTAGAACCAGATGTAGATATCACCACAAAGTTTGTTTTCTTTGAAAAATACATCAGTTATGACAATATAGAAAGATATAGACCTTATCCTGCTTCTAATTTTATAGTTACGTCTATAGAATCTAATATTACTCTACCAGGAGAATATGAAAACGGACAATTATTTTATTTCTACACAGATGATGTTGTTAAGATTTATGATAGCGAAACAATAACATTAATTACTACCACAGATTATTATGCTAGAAGAGGCAGAAGCGATATAGAATTTCATTATCGCCACAATGCTGGACAAGGTACCAGAATAGATCCTTCTCAAACCAATATCGTTGATATCTATATGTTGGAAAGATCCTATGATCAATTATACAGAACATGGCTATCTCAAGGCGGTACAGAACCAGAACCATCCACTTCTGATCAATTGAGAATTTCTTATTCGGGAGTACTGAATCCTTTAAAAGGATTATCAGATCAAATCGTTTATCATCCAGTGAAATACAAAATATTATTTGGAACTCGAGCAGAAGAACAATTTCAAGCTACATTTAAAGTAGTAAAAAATGCTTTAACCAATGTTACTAATGCAGTTATTAAAACTCGAGTGATACAGGCTATTAATGAATTTTTTGCTCTAAATAATTTTGATTTTGGAGATACTTTTTATTTCACAGAGTTAGCTACTTACATACACAATCAATTAGCACCCGATCTATTAACAGTGGTTATAGTACCCAATCAACACGAACAAGCATTTGGATCATTGTTCCAAATCAGTGGTGCTGCAGATGAAATTTTTATCAGTGGAGCGACTGTGGACGATGTTGTGATCATTGATGCTATAGGCGCCAATCAGTTGGCAGCCAGCGGTACAGTTGTAACCAGCACCACAGGTACAACTACCAGCAATAGATCAACATCAGCAGTATCATCGGTCACTACAGGAAAAGCTGGATCAAGATCCAACACAGGCAGTAGCGGAACGGGATACTAAAAATGGCCGATTCTCCAATCAACAGCACAACCAATTACGAAGTAGTCACAGACAGTAATGGCGTGATTCTACGAAGATCCATAGCACATCTACCTTCTTTCTATAGAACAGATAACAATCATAGATTTTTAACGAGCACTCTAGATCAATTAATACAACCAGGCAATCTAACAAGGCTAGATGGCTACATTGGGAGACAATATTCTTATACTAGACAAGCAGAGGATAGTTATATTGAAGCAACCAGCGAAGATCGAGCGAATTATCAGTTAGAACCTACAGTAACCTATACAGACAAAGATACTTCTTCTATTAATCCCGAAGACCAAGTTAAATTTACAGCCACCTATGATGATTATATCAATCAA